CCCAATCAATATCTATAGGGTTAATTATTATTACATTGATACCACTCAATGCATAAGGTGGTTGGAAAGTTAATGCTGGTTGATATGTATCTTTTGATAAAATAGAATATCCAGCATCGTTAACTACAACAATATCGAAATATCCGCCATTTGCAGCATCTGCAGGGGCTTGATAATTAACTATCATTTTATTGTTGCTAATAATCCAATAATTTAAAGCTGGTACTAAATTATATAAAGTTGGATATTTTGCAGAAAGAGAAGGTATGGTAGAAAACGCTGAAAGAGTAACATAACCGTACGGATTACTATTATTACCTGTATAGTTATACGAGAACATACCAGGAACTGAACCACTCAAGTAAACAGCGTTTGTATAACTGTACATATTACCCAACAATGTACAAGTTCCTGAAAGACTTGTAGGGGTTAACCAGCGATCTGTAAATTGCGTGAACGGTCTTGCAGAAACTGTTACTGTTTCATTGTATGGGGTACCGCCTATTTCGTTTAAAGCATTATAAATTGAACCGTATGCACTTTCGTTAGCGGGTACCGCAGAAACTGCATAAAAGTTAGAATCAATTTTAAATATTCTACCAACAGGTGTTGAATCTGTCTTAAATAACCAACCTTTTATTGTAAAAGTGGTATCACAAGTTACTCTAGTTTTATCATTATCGTTTAAATCTATAGGGTAACCCATTTTTAAGTTACCATCCCAAAGAACTTCTGTTCTTATTTCGCTATTTGGCATAGCGTCGTTTTCTACAGAAATAACAAAATACGGATCACTCCATGGGACAAAATTACTTAAAATTTGATCCATATCAGTTTGAAATCTTGTTAGAATACTGATATTAACTGAAATATTAATAGGTAAAGGCTGTAACGTATGAGTACTAGCAGTGTCGGTAGAATTAACGTTATAATAGTAGCCACCAAGTTTATTAAAGACTCTAGTAGGGTCGCGAGATATTGAACCTATGCTAAATGCTACCACAGGAAGCGTTATTGTCTGCGCTTTATTAACCATGTCGTGTATTACTCTTTGTTTAGGAGAGTAAACATAACGCACTGCAACCGCAGCTCCTGGGTTGCGCTGATTATCAAAACGTTTTACTACTGCGCCATCGAAAGCTTGCAAGAATTGTGTTAATAAATCCTTGATCTCCCAATGGTAATTATACCTTTGCATAAGGTATACTTACACTATTCTATCTAAGAAATGTTTTGGTAATATATTTCTATTTTCAGTTATGGTTTTTTTAGCTAAACCATCAACAATATACGTAATACTCTCATCTTCTTTAGTTCTAGTACATCTTCCAGCAGCTTGGATTAAAGAAATAAGCATTTTCATACGGTACCAATCCGGATCCTTCTCTAAAAGCATGTCAATTCTCTTATTTGCCTTAGATGGATATGGTAATTTTATGATAATTTGCCACTTTCCTAGATCTCCCTTAAGATCTAACCCCATAGTTAATGAGGGGCTTATTAAAACAGTAGGATCCGTTCTAATAAAATGCTCTCTTACTATAGTTTCATTGGTGGTACCCTCTTCTCTATACAGGTACCTACGACCGTTTAACTTATTTTGTACTTCTTGAGTAATGTCAAACGAGTGAGTATGTATAATTCCCTTTTCATCTTTGTGATGTTCAGCAATTTTTACTACTTCACTAATAACTTTGGGTAAATTTTCTTTCTTCGTCTTATAACTTAACGGGTATTTTGAACCGAGATAAATCGGGCTCTTTTTCGGGTCGAAAGTTGACTGTAATTCAATGTACTTGTAGTCTTTTATACCTAAGTTTCTAGCAAAAACATCCCGGTCTACAATAGTAGCACTCATTAACACTACAACATCAGCAAAACCGAACAAACAATTAGTGAGTTTGTCGATTTTAAGTGGTGTAACTAGCACTTTTTCAGCATCCTTTTCAACTATATACTGAGCATCTTCCCAATGATTAACAGTATGTACAATAGATTCGTAAATGTCTTTACGCTGCTGTTGTTTTATAAGCTCAGCTTTATGTTTTTCATAACGAGGTCTATCAGAAAATTCGTCAATAGCGTTTTCTAATGCAGAACAAACATCAGATAACCAACCTAGTACTTTTTTGGGTACTTCTGAAGTAAGCTTGTCAATACTAACACCAAGATAATCAAATTGTCTATAATTTATGTATGTGGAAAAGTTTTTAACAATTTCATCTTCTACTTCTGACGCTTCATCACAAATAATAATTTGACGTTTCTTTAAATGATCAGGTAAGTTAAAGAAAGATGCGTAGTTTAATACAGTAAATTTCTCAATTAAAGCAGAGTTACGTGTTTCATAATAAGGACAAATACAATCACCCCAGCACTTTTTCTTTAAATTAGGTGAAATTACACATGGTGCGTGATCTACAGTAAAATCTGGTTCGATTTCACATTGGTAATTGGTCTTACCTTTAAAGATAACGCTATCTTCAAACAGTTTACCGTATTGATCTTGTAATGCTTTAGTAGTGGTTAAAGCGAAAGCACCATGTGGTGCAAATCTACCAAAAGCACCCTCAAAATCTTTGTCATAGCCTTGATAATTTTCGACTAATTTAGTGTATTCTTTATCAGCTTCATTAGTGGTATTAGCTAATGTTTTACTAAAAAAAGACTTTCCAGAACCAGTAGGCGCTTGTATAATAATATACTTTGTACCCGAATTTATAGCTTCCTCTATCTGAGTTAACCCAGAAATTTGATGCTCTCTAGGTTCGCAGTTTTCAGGGAAATAGCTTAAAATTGGTTTGTCTATCTTCATTAAGTTAAAAGATAGAGTATACGGTACTCTCTCTAAATTACAAGGACGAAATCGTTAAAACACTATCATAAAACCGACTATTTTTGACTTTTGTAACGCCTTTAATAGCTAGTAACAAGTCATAATCGTTTTCTGCTAAAGTTTCCAATCTATAATCAAATACTACTTTATCATTAGTTCCTTCCGCTGCATATGGAAACGGAATTTCAAATGTTTCTTTCTTTTTCTCGTTAACTACAATAAACGACAAATAGTTGCCGGATAGTTTATATAAGAGTAGCTTACCGCTTTTATAAGTTTTATGTTTAAAGTTAAAAGCGACTTCTCTTTGCAAGAAAGGTTTAATTAAATTGTCAATTTTTTCGGTCATGAATGCATGAATTGTACTTTTTGTGCTTGAGACATCTTCGATAGAACTCTATTAAAATATTCCCAAAATTCATCGGGCGGTGTAGTTTTAATAGCTCTTACTATTTCAACGTTTTCAGCTGGAATTAAACGAAAGTCTTGCATGAAGATATCCCATGTCATAACTAAGCCTTTTTTCTGCGGGCTAAAATCTAACCTGTTAGGAGCTCCATGAAAGTTTAAAGCTAAGCGACCTGGCGTACTATAAAGTAATCGAGTATCGTTAGTTGCTAGCATTCTTCTTTGAGTGTTACCAGGTAAAGGGCGCCTTCTTAAAAATTTAAGCTCAACAGCGTGAGTGTTGAGTATTTGTATAAGAGCGCTTTGGGTCATACATATTACTTAGCGGGTTTGGCACGGCCAAAGATACGTTGTTCGTTGAGAAACACTATGTTTTTTAACCCATTCATCTTTGCGCATTTAATGCCAAAGTTACTTGGAAAGATAACATATTCTCCTACCTTGGTTTTACAACGAGGTCCAGCGATAACAACCTTAGCTACACGCCAAGCAGACTGTACCATGTTGACCGGTACGAAAATACCCTCTCTTAAAACTGCCGTGTTATCATCATTACAATCTGCAAATTGACACATCATAATATCATCTAAAAGAGTATCTAAATGCCAGTCTGAAAGGTTAAGATCAGAACCTAGATAATCATCAAGCTGTACCATACCTCTAACATTATCTGTTTCGATGTCTTCATTAGCTTTTAGAGCTTTTTCACGGTCTTCAGCGTTTAGACCTTGTGCTTTTAAGTCTCTTTCGATTTTATGTGTTAGATTTTTCTTCATTTGGTATTTTTAAATTAAATTGCTCTATATACAGATTTACTTCTCTACTAGAGATTTCAAGGTTGTTGGCAATCTTTGTGATATTTGCAGTGTTCTTTTTTACAGTCTCTTTTTTAGTTTTTTTTATGTAAGATAAACGCTTAAATTTACATTTTGGTATAATAGTATCTAATGCTGCATACCAATCACTATTATTCTCATAAACGTTCCAATATCTATTGGTAGTTTCATTTAAAATAGTAGTAATAGACGTAGAATACATCGTACACCAACGTTGAATAAGAAATGGTTGAAATTCCTTGTTCTCGTTAATATTATCCGTATCTACGCCTACTTTTTGTTTATACAATAAGCTGTTTAATTGATCGAACATTAAACAATTACCTTAGAAGTAGCAACAAAAATATTATCTACCATTTGATAAAATTGTTGATGTACTTGTAACTGGAATTTCTCTGCATCTGCAGGCGAAAGATTAGTACTATACGCAAAAGCAGGAGCTTGTTTACCGGCTGTAATATTAATACCAGTATGTCCAATAGCTACATTATCCTTAGAGTATGTAATACTGACTGAAGCTTTACCTTTTTGCTGAACAATACCACCCTGAGTAAATTCTCCGTGTACAATTAAGTCATCACCTTTCATTTCGATAGGCTTTTTAATATATGTATGTAAAATATTAGCAATCGCTGTATTGAATAGTCGCTGAAAACATACTGCACCGAATGGGTCTAAATTAGGTATTTCCCAACAGAAGTTAATCATAGAATCGCTATAGATATAGTCTTTTTCTAATGAATCTTCTAAATCAATAAGGTTTAATGTAACTTCCACAGGAGCTACATAGCTAACAATATTACCCACCGCCAGAGTCTTGTCTCTAAAATACTTATAAGCAAAACGCTTGTGAATAAAATCGCCGTTATATATTTTTTGATCTGTAATAATCATAGTAGTATTGTATTATAAAAATTAATATTGTCCAGTCCTTGCTTTGTTAATAAACCAATCTTGACCTAAATTAAACTCGCTTGTAAAGCTCTCTAAACCAGGCGAAGAGTGTATTACGTTGATGTTAGTTGTACCTAACCTTAGTTTAGCTTTATTGCATTGTAAGCTAAAATCTAAATCATAAAAATGGAACTTAGCGGGGCAAGTTTCATCAAACCTCACACCAGCTTCGTGTATTTTTTTAGGGTTAAAAGCTAAAAATAAGCCATCTAACAGAGCCACTCTACCGTTTTTACCGAAATGAGTGTTAAATATACTATTGTTGCTAAAATTTACATGATGTACACTGCCTTTTAAGTTTTCTTTACTGCACATTATATGCCACAGTACCGGTGGCTGTATAATAGGGTTAACACCCCCTGCCAATCCTACAATATCATACTTTTCAAAGGCTTGTTGTAGTTTGCTTAACCAGTTCTTATCAGTTATAACAACATCATCGTGAGCTAAAACTAAAATACAATCTACATCTTTATAAGTGTCAATAAAAGAATTGTAAATTTTAGCTATAGCGGTTTTATTGTTAAAAACCCCGTTTACAGTGGTAACTACTTCTAAGCTTTCACTGTTAACAATAGTATACTTGCTTCTTTCCTTAAGATTAGAATAAGAAGAAGCAGTAGAACAAAAACCGATGTATACTTTCATTAGTCTTGTATAACAGTTTCTATAGGAATGTTAGGAAACTTACGAGTTAATTCAGCTGCTGTAGTTTCTTCAGCAACACCAGTGTCATACAGATAAATGTTATGTAGTTTATTATTTTTATCGTTAATTTTTTCTGCTAACTCTAAAATACGTTTACGGTGCGTGACGGTATGGTCTGAACACACATCACAATGAGCTGTAAACAATAACGATTCTACAAGCAGTTGTCTCTCTTCTGTATTTAACTGTAAGCCTTTCATATAGTGCTTACAGTATAAAGGTTTATAAAAATAAATCTACTACTATTTCCCGAAAAAATGTATTAAAAGACTGGTAACACTACTTATTAATGCAACCCAAATAGCTGTTTGCATATGCCAATGTAAACCTTGTTGTTTTTGATGTTTTGCATCGCACTTATTCACAGCAGTGTATATTTCGTTATGGTATACTTCCATTAAGTCCCGTGTCTCATTAAAACGGCTATCCATTTCAGCTCTTAAATGTATAATGTCATTATTAAGAGTTGCAACCTGTTGCATTAAACTTGGGTGACCATTACCATCCCGAACAATTTTGCTTATATTAGCAAGATCTTCTTTAACGTTGACTATATCCCTATTAATATAGTCTATAGCGGTATTTCTTTCAGGTGTTTTGCGAGAAGGCATACATATATTTAGAATATAAAGTATGGAGACTTGTGTTTAAATCTTCCAGCTGATACTATACTATTATAATTCTGTATCTCGTATACAATACCTTCTTTTAAAGCTTCACTACCTTTAAATTCAGTAGAAGAGAAACAACCGGAAACTGGATTTGCAAATAACGTACTTGCGCTTCTAGCTAGATACGTTTTATTGGTTTTATTATTAAAAGCCCATATAGCAAACGTGCCTTTAAGTACTTCCATAGCTTCTGATACTTGTTTTTTAATCTCTAACATACGAGGTATAATACAGCTATCAGTTCTACCAGTAAAATCTTCGTCAGGAAAATACTCCTTACACAA